AAGATTCTGGCGTGTGTGCCAGCTCGGGCACAGACCGCAATGCCAATTTTTGGAAAATTTGATGGACCAGAGTTGGATGGAACCAACTACTTAGGGCTTGGCATGGTTATCCCCGCGCCCGTCGCGACCAAGACAAAGTTGGTGCGAACGGAGATGTCGTACCGCGAACCACTAACAGCACCTGCTCATTTGCGTCCGACACGTCAGTTGGACCCACTGAAGAAAGCGATGGTGAAGTACTCATGTGCGACACCAGCTATTGATCCAACTATGTTGGCGCAAGCCGTAAAGGATGTTGAGCGAGTGCTGTTCAATGGAGACAGACGAGCTGAATACGCAGCACTGGGTAAATTGTCCACCAACGATGCAGTAGCAGGAGTAGCTGGCATGCCTTTCATGGATTCGTTGAATAGGACCACGTCCCCCGGATATCCATATGTGCTTCAACCCCGTGCTAAACGAGGGAAGCAAGATTGGATTTCGGAGGACATGGTCGTGTCCGACGAGCTCAGGAATGATATCGATCGCCGTTTGACAACGATGGCGCTAGGGAAGCGCTGTCCGGCTATTTGGATGGACAATTTGAAGGATGAACGTCGACCGAAAGAGAAGGTGGCTGCTGGCAAAACGAGAGTGTTCACTGGTGGACCTATGGATTACACAATAGTGTTTCGCAGTTTCTTTTTAGCTTTCTCGTCTTTCGTGATGCACAATCGCATTGGTAACGAAATAGCAGTGGGCGTCAATCCTTTCGAGGAATGGGGACCATTGGCTAGAAAGCTCAAAAGAAATGGCGATTACATGATCGCAGGAGACTTCTCTCTATATGACAGTACTCTGCATTCGCAGATTTTGTGGTCCATCTTGGACATAGTGAATCACTTCCACAAGGACGAGCACAGCGACACACGCCACCTCTTGTGGCTCGAAATAGTCAACTCAATTCACTTGTGTCGAGGCCAGGTGTACTCTATTGATCACGGAAATCCATCCGGCAATCCCATCACATCCATTGTTAACTCGTTGTTCAATATGATTATTGTTCGGCTGGTCTATATGCACGTGACGGGAAAGTCGGTGGACACCTTCGTGGACAACGTTTCTTTCATTACGTACGGAGACGATAATGTTATGGGAGTTTCACCGGAAGTGCACGAACTGTTTAATCAGGACACAGTGACGGAGGGATTCAAGTACTTCGGAATGATTTACACGCGAGAGGATAAAACCACCACGGCAGGTGGTTTCAGGTCGGTCACGGAAGTTAGCTTTCTCAAGAGAGGATTCGTGGATCAAGGACGCGGCTACTGGGCCGCACCGTTGTCATTGGACACTGTTCTTGAGATCCCCCTATGGATTAAAACCCAAGTGGATATTGAGGAGAATGTTATCGACAATTGTGAGACTAGTTTTCGTGAACTTGCTCTGCACGGTAGAGAAATCTACAATTACTGGACCAGTGTGATCGCGGAAAATTTCGCACAGGTCTACAACGGTAGTCTCGCAGCGTTACCCTACGAGGCACAGTACGAATTGGTAACACAACAGAAACTAGGAATGGGGCGAATCGGAATGACAGTAATCGAGTCGCAGCAGAGCCTGAATCCTAGTGGACAGAGACGCGCGATTAGCGCTTATCAGTCCGGTGGAGGGGTATTTACCCCTATTGATCAATGTTTGCCACCTAAAACATAGGATATTGATCCTGTCAGTGGAGAAGGATTGGGTAATGAACCACCTTTGAGACTACACTAATTTCATTGCTGAAAATAAACAAAATGATCATCAACAGACACCATTTGAAACAACAGAACAAACCACGACCTTTTTGGCGGATCTGCCAACTGTTGACTCCGATTTTATCAAGGAGGTACCAGTTATCAGACCCTACCAGGAAGACCGTGAGCATACGATTACGGACATTCTTGAACGCCCATATCACATCGCAGATTTTGACTGGCAGTCATCAGCACCACAGGACAAGGTGATTCAAACCATCGAACCGGTGTATTCGCTGATCCGACAGAACAACTTTGCAAAGAAACTGTACAACTTCAAATATTACAAGTTTGGAATCCAACTTAGGTTCATGACGTGTTTCCAGCGCTTCCAGTGTGGGAAACTGCTCATTTCAGCGGTTCCATTCAAACAGCCAGGAGGTGTAGGAGATCCCGCATTCACAGCACAGATGTCAACAGCTCATCATGTAGAGTTGGACGCGGGATCCAGGGAGGAAGTGGTTCTCAACTTGCCCTATCTTTACGATAGGCCCGCTTGGGACACAACCGCGGAGGATCGTCAGTTTTGCTGGTCGGTGACTGTTATAGTGCTAAACCCACTAACAGGTACCACCAACAACGAGATTGTCAATGTGCAGGTGTACGCCACGGCTACGGATGTGGAATTGAGCCTTCCCGTTGCTCAGAGCAACTCGGAGGGAATTAGGAAATCTAAGGCTGGGGTTATCTCTTCAACTGCAGGAATAGTGGACACAGTGGCTACGGCACTTACGAACGTGCCCTTCTTGTCAGCCATTGCTGGACCTGTTAGTTGGGTGGCAAGAGGGGTAGGTGGGCTTGCGAGCGCGTTTGGTTTTTCCAAACCCATGAACGTCGCCACCTCACAGCGAGTGATCAACCTTCCTGGGTATGGATTCACCAACGTTGATGGTGAGGATCATGGAGTGAACCTTGCACTAACCCTTGGTAATGAAGTCGAACAATTGCCAGAGGTAGACGACATGGACATAAACACACTAACCAAACGTCAAGGTTGGATTGGACGCGGTGATTGGAAAGCTTCGGACCCACCAGGTGTTAATATCTTCTCTGTGTCAGTCGGTCCGTACCACGGTGTGAATACGGTCTATCAGTCACAAATGAAGGTAGTGGAGGTGGGCCCGCCTGTTACATTCGTGGCACGAATGTTCCAGTATTGGCGTGGCTCTATGACGTTTCGCATTTCCTTTGCAAAGAATCAGTTTTATTCAGGGAAGTTGGCAGTGGTGTTTCAACCTACGCAGTGGGAGGCTACACTCGAGCAGTCGGATAGTTTGTACCGTCAGGTCATTTCGGTAAAGGACTCCAACGACTTCCTATTCACGATCCCTTATATCAGTAATCGTGATTGGTTGTCGGTGGATGAGTCAATTGGCTCACTGACATTTATGGTTTTGAACCGATTGCAAGCGGCCGAAACCGTTGCGGATTCCATCCAATTCAACATTTGGTGCAGCTCACCGGATATGCAATTTGCGGTACCAGTACTCTCGTGTCCTCAAACGTTCAGGCGTTTCGAGGCGGGACCAACAACTCAGTTGTACCCGAGTTTGCCGCATGCGCAGACTGGTATTGTACCTGGCGTCGCAGAGACAGACGTGGCACCAGAAGTTTTCATGTTTCGAACAAAAGGACCTAGCGTTCGCCCCACCACCACTATCGGTGAGGAAATCACTAGCCTGCGTCCTCTGATCCGTCGGTTTACCGATCATTCATCAGAGACCACTTCGACAATGGTGACCAATATGCCGTGCCCCTATGCAGAAGGACTGATTAGCGTCACTGATCCAAACGCTCTGAATAAAACGCACGCTTTCCGCTACATGGCACCCGCATACCTCTTTTTCCGTGGAGGTGTGCGGTGGAAAGCACTAGCTCCAGCCGCTTCAATCCTGGCTGTCGAGCAGGGGGAAACCCCAGGCATCCTGAACAACTCGGGTGCTTCAAACGGACTTTTGCACATGGTGGCTCCACGTGTAAATCCCTTGCTGGAATTCACACTGCCATTTTATTGCCAAACAGATCGGCGATATACTGGTAATCATACCACGCAAGGTAGGAATGGTTCAATGAAGGCAATGATCGTGTCATACGACGATACGATGGCTGTTACTAACGCTGTTAGGAACACGTTCATCGCAGGATCTGA